GCTGTAATATCCCTGATTTGTAACAAAAGTTGGAGAGTTAGAAGCCGTTAAAGCTGCTAATCTTATCCAATCGACAAGGGCAAAATCATCATCACCATCTGTTGCGAATACTGCAAAACTATCCATCTTAGCCCATGCACCACTAGCTTTCAAATCAAGCACAAGCTGATTTTGAGCCGTCTGCTGTGATGGAGATGGAAGGGTATAACCTTGTGTAGTGGCATAGTCAAGTACCGCTTGGTAGTCGGGGTCAAATACAACACCACCGCCTCTAGGAAGGTTCATAATCGTATTAACAGCCCTATATCTAGCTCTTATCAAACTCATTATTTCTTGCCTCTGTTTCTAGCCCTATTCTTCTTAGCATCTTCCACAGCAAAGCCACCGTCTTTCTTATGGCTTATATCCTTACCTTTACCCTTAGCAGTACCCATCATACCCCTCTTCCTTCTCTCCCTCGCCAACTCAGCCCTATAAGCCCTTCTCTCAGGATTGTCATGGTAGGCGGTGTCATAAGCCTTTTTCTTATCCCTAGCCTTCTTATTCTTCCTAAAATACTTTGCTGATTTACTCAGTCCCATCTTATCGTAGGTATCAACTATCTTAGGTCTGTTATCGGGTTTATTTACCTCAGTCTTCATCCTCAAAGCTGAACATATCCTCTTCTGTAAACTTCTGAGGCGGTAAGTTCTCTTGACGCTGATAAGCTATCTTACTCTGCTGTTCAGCCTCCATCTTACTCCTCTTGTCCTTTCTATCCTCCTTAGCACCCTCAATAGCCTCTTTAGCCATAGCACTTACACCAGCGGTATCAATAGTACCCTTGTTCTTTAGCATCTGAAGCTGTGCAGCATATTGGAACTCTAAGTTCATCTTCTGAGCCTCTACACCTTGGAGCATCTGTACGGCCTTTTGCAACTCTATCTGAGCCATCATCTGTGCTGCCTGTACCTTCGCTTGTTCAGTTGCTTGAGCAGCTTGAGCATTGGCCTGACTTTGCATCATAATGTTCTGCTGTTGCTCCATAGCCCTCTGCTTCTCCCTCTTCTCCCTAGCCATCTTCAAATAAGCAGCAGCATACTTCACATTGGGTATGTTCAATATAAAGTACCTTTCATCAGGCATGATAAGACCAGCACCTACCATAGCACTCACATCACGCTCAAAAGCTATCCTCTCAGCATCGTTCTTACCAACAGTAATATCAACACCAAACTTATGTGCTGGAAGCTCGTCCATAGCGTCTATAACGCTCATATTGGCAGCACCAACAGCTTCTACATATTCCTTATGCAAAGCACTCTTCTTGGGCAAGTCCTGAATCCTTACCAAAGTCTTTTCAGCCAAACGCCTAGTGATATTCCTAATGGAAGTGTTTACATATCCAATAGAGTTCTTAGCACCCTGAATAGCTATCTCAGTAACACCTACCAACTGGTCTCTCTTAGTCTGACCATCCATCTCAGGGACTATACCCGTAATCTCTCTTAAAAAGCGTAGGTTGAAGTCTATCTGACCGATATACTGACTAATGTTCTGCAATACAGACGGCAATGGTCTTATAGGCTCGTTATTCCTAGACTGGTCTTCGTTAAAAGACCTATACACCAACATACCCGTAGCCTTGTATATGTCATTGACTGTCATAGGGTCTAGCGCACCGTTCCCCAAATCAATAGAATCCAAAGCACTAAGGTCGATAGCATAACCATCAGGAGCAGCATTGGCAAGTGCTACCTGCATCTTCAGCCAAGCAAGCTGTATAGCATCTGCTGAAGGTATCATCTTAGCTACTAGAGAGCTAGTGGCATTCTTGTAGTATTCAGGAGCGTAGACTGTATAGCCGAACTTAACCTCTCTCAACCCATCGTCTACACGAACTTGGTTCTCCTTTCTCTGCCATCCGTATATCTTGCTACATTTTAGGATGTAGTAGCCGCAGTAAATATCTTTGTACCTATCTTGGTACTGTGTTCTTTTGAACTTGGATTTCTTAGGAGGCTTGTAGCCAGAAGGCTTTTTCTTGAACGTAGATGTTCCGTACTGAGTTTCTTTATCCTCATAAACGTCCATGTCCGTGACCAGATACTCAAAGTATAGCACAGGTACAAGGTAATCGTCATAAGGGTAGTAGCCAAGAGCATTGTTGTAGTTCCTATCAAAGTTGCTGTTGTTACCAAACTGCCCTGCAAACTGTTGAGCAATCTTCTCTAGCTCCCTTCTGTCATCAGCCCATGTAGCACCTCTTAAAGAAGCCTGTTTCCTTAACTCAGCAATAGTGATATAATCCACATGACCCATGTAGAAACAATCAGTCATATCCCTCTTACGGGTTGCTGAATGGATGAAATACTCAGGGTCTATATACTCTATCTTCACACCCTCAGCAGGGTCTGTATCGTCTCTTACTATTCCTCTGCCTGTGACTACAATATCTTCAATGATACGCTTCTTGGTTTCCTCATCGTAGTCGTTGAGCTTGAAGGCATACCTAATAGCTATCTCAGCAGCTATCTCAATAGACTGTTTGAAGTTGATGTTCATATGGATGTCCACCTCTTCCATTGTCTCAGGAAGCTGTTGACCTTCCAACAGGTCTATGTTATAGTTCTGCTTTAGCTTGTCGAAATACTCTTTGTTGATGATTTTACCCACCAACTCATTCTTGTAAGCCTCTTTTTGAGAGAGAGCCATAGGGTCTATGGCCTTAACCTCTATCTCGAACCTGTTGTCAAAGATTGAGTTTACAACAGCGTTTACAAACTTGGGGATGATTGGGATAGGAGACCAATCAAGGTTGTACATTGAGTTGTCACCCGTTGGGTTGATACGGGGNTTGTACCTATCTACATTCTGCTTTCCATAGGCGTATGAACGCCATTCCTGAATCTCTTGTTGGTGCTTATCGAAATTAAAGCTGTTGTTGTTGAACCATTGACCTTCAATAGCTTGACCAACTGATAAACCATATTGCTCCTCTGCCTTCTGTTCTTTTGAAAGCAATGGAGATGGGAAAGCACCTACCTTCGGTATCTGAATTTGCATATACGCCCCTTTCGAGCTTTAACTTCGTGCAAAGTTAAGAAATTGTTATGGAAGGGGTTTTGTATGCATTTGCGTATAGTTGATACGATTTTTTGAAATTATATGCAATTACATATTCCGTATTCCGATATGGAATTACTTAATCAGTTTACTCACAGTACCACTATTATCGTACCTTCTAAAGAGCTGCTTAGGTTCTATTTTTTGAACAGTCTTCTCCTTATAGCTCTGCAAAGAGAGCAACGCTATACCCATGCTCATACCATCGTCATGCTTGGTAGCATTATGGATGTCGAACTCAGATATATCATTCAAAGTTTCGTTGAAGTAAAAGTTACCCATACCACCACCCTCCATAGGGCCGATATAGTCATTCACATACGTCTGCAAAGCAAGTAGCAAAGCGTGTCTTACATTCTCCCCACTCGTGGATATACCCCTACCCTTTCTCTTAGCACCTTTGGCAGTCAAATGCGGAGGTGAATCCATCAAATAGTTCTGAAAGCCTAAATCAGTCCAATGGCGTATCATTATATCCACCTGACTTTCAATCAAAGACTGTATGCCATAATAGATATGTGCCATCAGTATCTGCTCAGAGGCCATATAAGCAGTCTCAGGTCTACCGTTATATCGAGCGATACAGGTGTTAGGTGGGTACTTGGTATTGAACCTAGTGAAGATATGGCATGAAGCATTAGAACCCCTACCATCAGTAGTCTGGTCTACCCTATAAGGGTCTACGCCACTAGAACCTAGCCATGTGTTAGCAGGATACCACGCACCCCTTCTAATCTCCCATCTGTTAGCATCTTTTTCATCCAACAGCATAGTAACCCTCCACTGCCCTCTAGCATCGTCCACAAACTTCACGGGGCTGTTAAACCTCTCCCCAGTCCATTGAAATACACCCCTTCTATAAGGTGTCATAGTTAGGTTCTCGTTATACTGAATCTGAGTGTATATGCGTTCTGTATTGAGGCTGTTACCACCCAATATCCTGAACATATCACTTTCAGTAACGGGGTATAGACGCTTGTATTCGTTTACAGCAGCAGGGTTGGATTTTCTAGCTTTTAACTCAGCATTGATTTCACTCTCTGAGCCTAGAACGATAAGGTTTCCATCTAGGTCATGGGTAGGCTCTTTAGGGTCTTTCCTAACAGGCATACCGTACCTGTCTATGACCAAAGTGTCCAAAGACGAGACAAAGAACCTATACAACCCTGATTTAGTCCTTCCGTTATCCATCCTGTATTCAGGAGACGATTGGTAGTAGATACTCTTGAAAGCCTCACCACCTTTCTCCATCTCTTCAACAGTAGTACCCACAAAAGCCTTACCGATAACTTTGACCCTATCAGACAAAGCAGGTTTGTGTACATCCCACAGCTTCTCGAAATTAGCAGGCTTGTTGAGCTTACCCATCTCGTCTAGCAGGAGCATATACAGCCTACTACCGTCAAAGGTGTTGTTCTTGGTAGCCCCGTATTGTATGCTACTCTTTAGAGCCTCGCTCCTGTCAGCAGTCTTGTTATTTCTAGTAATCCTCTTAGGAGGTTCATCGAACAGCAGAGCATTACCCTTTGGATAGGATATGACTTTGTAAAAGAAAGGCCATCCGTTGAATACATCGTTGACCTTGCTGAAAACAACCTTCTCAGCATCCTCCTCGTTCTTGGATATGATGCCTGATTTCTTCTTTCTCTTTTGAGAGGTTTTGTCTGTGATATAGTTGGTAGCCATTGAAGTCCAGCCCCAACGTCTGTTCTTACCCACTATCTGTCCAAAGCACCTAGGGTCTACAAAGCAAGCCTCGGCATGGATATGCCATAGCCACTGAGCATACATGAAGTTCGGATACCCGAAGTCAAAGTCAGCCCATTGCAGGAACATATAGTTAGTGCCTGTAAGATATGTGGCTTTTCCGTTGTTGTAGAACCACACACCGTTCTTACGTCTAAACCATTCCTGCTTGATATAGCTTTCGTACTTCTGCTGTATACCTTCTGGCAGTTCCCTAAACTCCTCCCAAGTGTCTATATGGGCTAGGTCTTGCGGTATCTCTGTACGCCTCCAATACTGCTGTTCCTTTGGTAGGTCGCTAAATAGTATGTGCTTGTCTGAAGGCTGCTGAGGTAGCTGAACACGAATCTCACCAACATTGATAACCTCTCCCTTTCTGTCACCTTCAAAGGGGGATATGTTTACAATATCGTTTTCGTAATCAACAAACATCTACTGCATTTAATTGCAGCAAAGTTACTAAATAAAAAAGAGCGCAAGTTTTCTTACGCTCTCTAAGCAAGTTTACGGTGTGTAATACCAGTTATTTAATAATTGTGTTTAGCAGGAGTTATACACAAGGTGGCTCAATGACAGTCCAATGAGTAACCTTTGGTTCTCCAACTATATTGTCACCTTCCCAAAAGGTATCTTTCCAAGTTCTAAATCCCATAAAGCCAAAATCATTATACACAAAATATGTATCTCTTTTGTCAGGTTGTGCATCAGAAACCGCAATCCAGTGGATAACATTAGCTAAAGGCAATTGCTGTAATTCGTTTTTTGAAAGTTCTGTTTTCATTTTTTAAGTTGTTACTTTTAATGAGCAGTATTTAGGCAACTGACCTTAGCCTTAACCGTTGGGGCGTAATGCTAAACGCCAGCAATGTCATATCTACCATTGTCACCGTGTGCGAGTAAGTAGTAGTTTTCAAACCACTCAAGGCTGCTTTCCAAAGCAATAAATGTTTTATCACCACCGTGCCAAACTCTGAAATAGTGGTTTTCAAATTCAACCCAAATCTTATCACGTTCTTTTATGTTTTGTTCTACCCAGAAACCACCTTCTTGAACCCACCCTTTACCTTTTAAGTATTCAGGCGTAAGTCTATTAAGACCGTGAACGATTCTGTTAGCAATCAACTTTACTGCTAATTTGTAAATCCATTGTTTGGCACTCAGCCACTTAATTAAGTTTTTCATTTCAATTCGATTAAAGCACTACGCCCAAATTATGTGTTTTCCATCGTACTGTAAACGAAAATTAGTCCAATCCTTTTTTATTGGAACTATGATATGACTTTCACTACTTGCTACTGCCATCTATTAAGATTCTTTTTCATAAACTTTATTGTGATGCGCCATATTACCGCAATTAGGACACTCTAGCTTGTGTAAGTCCTTTGGATGAACGCTTCTATATTTGTAACAGCAGTCATCACATTCTAAAAGTTCGCTAGTCCATTTCATATTCATATTTTTAATAAACGAAATGTTGGCGCGTTCCGCCCGTAGCGTGGTATGGTAAGTTTTAGGCACTTACGTTTATGGTACTTGTCCATTAGCCAGAGGAACACTTTAACCACATACCAACATATGACGTTTAGTACTTTGATTTTGCAAACCTACAACAGTAAACTCAACTGTGCAAGTGTTAGTCAATAAACTTCTCAGTCTCCCCTTTCCACTCAGGCTCTTTATCCACATACTCGCCCTTGTCTATCATCTCCTGTAAAGACGCTTGCTGTTTGATAAGCTCTTTTAACTGAGCAGCACCAAACATCAAAGACTTCATCTCGTTAAGCCTATCAGAGCCAGTAGCCTCTTTGTCTATACCCTTTTCGATATTTGACTTTATATCGTCATATATCTTCTGTATAGTTTGCATGGCCAACTTAGCCTCTTTCTCAGGGTTGAACTTCCTCAC